GACACAATAACTAACCCATTACCCTTAGCGCAACCAGTATTAGTTAGTGCTGCTAAAGATCTAATTGAATTAGACGGGGCTAAAGAAGAATTAGTTGTTAAAGATGATATCATTGCTTTAAACGAACAAAGAATAGTTGGTAAAGATAGTGTTATATCTCTTTATGTACAAAAAGAATTTAATTATAAAAATATAATTAATAATCAACAAATACAAATTGATGATTGGAAAAAAGAATATAATACAATTAAAATTAAAAATACCAAACTTAAAATACACGCTCAAATAGGTAAAATAGGTGCCGGATTAGCAATAGCCGGACTTACATTTTTACTTGTAAAATAATGATTAAATTATTAAATATATTAGAATCTATAGATTTAGATAGTATATCTAATGTAAAATCCTTTAAAGATTTACCTCCTAATTTAGTATTGATATCAAAAAGAGGCAGCACTAGAAATATATATAAATATAATAATAATTATGTTTTAAAAATAGCTAAAAATAAAAAAGGTTTAGAACAAAATAAAAATGAAGTAGAAAATTTAATTAAATATAATTCTTCTTTATTTCCTAAGTTAGAAAAATACGATAAAGAAAATTATAGATATATAGTAGTTGAAAAAGTTAATGATTTTAAAACAGGTAAAGATTTTTATAAATCTATGTTTCCTGAATTTGAAGATGTATTTATTAAATTTAAAGATTTTTATAATAAACATCATCAAACCTATTTTATTCCTGATTATAGAGATCATGAATTTAATTTATATACTAATGAGATATTCCCATCATATTTAACAGATAAACCTATAGATTTTATATCTAAAACAGAATTTGACACACTACACAACCAAAATAAAAATTTATTTAACACAAATAGAAAAAAGTTTTATTCTCTTGCTGATAAAGATCAAGTTATAACTTTTATGACTTCTAAAGATATTAATAATATATTAGATAAAAACATAAATGCTCAAAATATAAAAAAATTATATAAATCTGGTTATTATTCAAGTGATTTACATTGGAAAAATTTTGGATATGTTGGTGATCAATTAAAAATGATAGATTTAGGAATATAATTTTAAAATAGTTCTACCTTAGGAACAATCCGTTTAGCATTCTTAGACCGATGCGAAAACAAAGCCTGACCCGTAAGTTAGGCTTTTTCTTATATATTTATATACATGAGTCAAACCAATATTAAAGAAATAATAAAACAGGAGTACATTAAATGTGCCACTGATCCAATTCATTTCTTTAGAAAATACTGTTACATTACTCACCCAATTAGGGGAAGAGTACTATTCCATCTATACCCATTCCAGGAAGACGTATTAAATGATTTTAGAAATAATAGATTTACTATTATTAATAAATCACGTCAGTTAGGTATATCAACACTAACAGCTGGGTTTTCTTTATGGCTAATGTTATTTAACAAAGACAAAACAGTACTTTGTATAGCAACTAAACAAGAAACAGCTAAAGGTATGGTTGAAAAAGTACAATTTATGTACAATAATCTTCCTAGTTGGTTAAAAGGTAACCAAAAACCAGTTTCAGATAATAAACTATCATTAAAACTAGCCAATAACTCTCAAATTGTAGCTACATCAGCAGCATCAGATGCAGGTCGATCATACGCAGTATCTTTATTGTTAGTGGATGAGGCTGCGTTTATTGAAGGCATTGATCGCATTTATACAAGTATTAAACCTACAATTGCAACAGGTGGAGGAATTATTGCTTTATCTTCTCCAAATGGTGTAGGTAACTGGTTTCATAAAATGTACGCTGAGGCTGAAATAGGCAAAAATGACTTTAAAGCAATTAAATTAAAATGGGATCTTCATCCTGACAGAAATGGGGATTGGGAACAAAGAGAAAGAATAAATATGTCACCTCGTGAGTTTGCTCAAGAGTATGATTGCGACTTTTTAGGTTCCGGAAATTCTGTTGTTGAACCAGATTTATTATCATTTTATGAAGAAACATTTATACAAGAACCCATTGAACGTCGTTTTATGGGTGGTGACTTTTGGATTTGGGCTTATCCTGATTATAGTAAGCAGTACATTGTATGTGCTGATGTTGCTCGCGGAGATAGTAGTGACTACTCTGCCTTCCATGTTATCGATGCTACGACGTGTGAGCAAGTGGCTGAATATAAGTCGCAAGTAGATACTCGTACTTATGGAAACATGCTAGTATCAGTAGCCACAGAATATAATAATGCTTTACTTGTAGTAGAAAATGCTAATATTGGTTGGGATGTTGTCAATACAATTATAGAAAAAGGATATCCTAAACTATATTATTCGCCTCGTGCTTATGGTGAAATGAATATAGATAAATGGATGGCTAAAATGGATTCTGATCAAACAGTTCCCGGCTTTACAACATCCGCTAAAACAAGACCTCTTGTTATAGCAAAGATGGAGTCGTATATTCGAGAGAAGGTATTTACCTTTCATTCTAAAAGATTATTAGAAGAACTACGTGTGTTTATTTGGCAACATGGTAAAGCTCAAGCACAACAAGGATATAATGATGATTTAGTAATGGCTTTAGGAATTGGATTATTTACTAGAGATACATCAATGAAATTCTTTGAACAAGGATTAGATTTATCTAAAGCTATGATGTCAAGTATTACTAGAACAGGATATGAAGAAGGTCCAATGTTACCTAATGGGCAACAAAATCCATTTGCAATGAATGACGGTCGTGGGGGATTTGAAGATGCATCATGGATACTAGGGTAATAAATATTTATTGATATAATAAAAACAAGATAATGGCAGATAACCAACCCGGTTTATTTAATAGATTAACACGCTTATTTAGTACTGATGTAATCATTAGAAATGTAGGTGGTGATCAATTAAAGGTAATGGATGTAGATAGGATCCAAGCCTTTGGTAATGTAAAAACAAACGCACTTATAGATAGGTTCACTAAGTTACACCGCTATGGCGCTAATATGCCATACAATCCAACTATGAACTATCAAACACTTCGTATTCAGCTATATACTGACTATGAAGCAATGGATACAGACTCTATCATCGCTTCTACTTTAGATATAATTTCAGATGAATCTACTCTTAAAAATGAAATAGGAGAAGTACTACAAATTAGAAGTGCTGATGAAAATATTCAACGTATTCTATATAATTTATTTTACGATATTTTAAATATTGAATTTAATCTATGGTTATGGATTAGAAATATGTGTAAATATGGTGATTTTTATTTACATATGGAAGTTGCTGAAAAATTTGGTATATATAATGTAACACCATTATCAGTATACGATATGGTTCGTGAAGAAGGACAAGATCCTTCTAATCCATCTTATGTATGTTTTAGGATTGATCCAATGGTAATCGCTGCTGGTGGTATTAGTTCACGTGTTAAAGATAGAGATGGTAAAATTAAATTTGAAAACTACGAAATTGCTCACTTTAGATTATTAACTGATGCTAACTACCTTCCTTATGGTAGATCATACATTGAGCCTGCTCGTAAAACTTATAAGCAGTATGTGTTGATGAAAGATGCGATGTTATTACATCGTATTACTCGTGCTCCTGAAAAACGTGTATTTACTATAAATGTTGGTAATATTCCACCACATGAAGTTGATGGGTACATGCAGAAGATGATACAGAAGATGAAAAAAACTCCGTACATCGACCAACAAACAGGTGATTATAATTTACGTTTTAATCTACAAAACATGATGGAAGACTATTATCTTCCAACTCGTGGTAATGACACAGCTACTAAGATTGATACAATTAAAGGATTAGAGTATGGTGGAATTGAAGACGTAGTATTTTTACGTGATGAAATGTTAGCTGCGCTTAAGGTACCAAAAGCATATTTTGGATTTGAAAAAGATTTACAAGGTAAAGCTACATTAGCTGCTGAAGATATTAGATTTGCTCGTACTGTTGAACGTATTCAACGTGTTGCTTTATCTGAACTATATAAAATGGCATTAGTACATTTATATGTTCAAGGATATGAAGGTGAATCATTAGCTAATTTTGAATTATCATTAACTGTTCCATCAATCATCTACGAACAAGAAAAGATTGCATTGTGGAAAGAAAAAGTTGATCTAGCTAAATCAATTCAAGATACTAATTTATTACCTTCAGATTGGATTTATGATAATGTATTTAAATTCAGTGAAGATGAATTTGATGAATATCGTGATTTAGTACTTGAAGATAAGAAACGAGTATTTAGAATGGCTCAGGTTGAAAATGAAGGCAATGATCCTGCTAAAACAGGTAGATCATTTGGTACACCACACGATCTAGCTTCATTGTATGGTAAAGGTAGAGCA